TTCCACCGATCGGGCATGACCGCTCTTGGCCAGCACCGCGTGAACCTTGTCCCACAGTTCCCGGTCGATGATCGGCGGATGCGCGCCGGGGTACCAGTTTCCCTTGTGCGACAGCTCGCCCAGATAGATGCGGTTGCGCAGCAGCTTGTGCAGATACTTCTTGTCGATGCGGGTGCCGCTGCGGGCCTGGCCCTCCTGTGTCGTCCAGGCCTTGGTCGTGATCCCTTCGGCGGTCAGGTTGGCGGCGATCTGGGTTGGCGAGCCGATGGTCAGCATTTCCTCAAAGATGCGGCGCACTACTGCCGCCTCGGCTTCGTTGATGACCAGCTGGCGGCTCACGACGTCGTAGCCGATGGATGGCACTCCACCCATCCACATTCCCTTGCGCTTGGCAGCCGCGATCTTGTCGCGGATACGCTCGCCGGTGACCTCGCGCTCGAACTGGGCAAAGGAAAGAAGGACGTTCAGCATTAGTCGCCCCATCGGGGTGGTGGTGTTGAATTGCTGGGTGACCGACACGAAGGACACCTCGTTGCGTTCGAACACCTCAACCATCTTGGAGAAGTCGGCAAGGCTACGCGTCAGACGGTCGATTTTGTAGACCACCACGATGTCGATCTGGCCGCGCTCGATGTCGGCCAGCAGACGCTTGAGCGCCGGGCGGTCGGTGTTGCCGCCGGAGAATCCGGGATCGTCATAGTCGTCCGCGACCGAAATCCAGCCCTCGGTTCTCTGGCTGGCGATGTAGGCGTGGCCAGCTTCCTTCTGGGCATCGATGGAGTTGAACTCCTGGTCGAGACGCTCGTCGGTGGAGACGCGGCAATACACCGCGCAGCGCTTGCGGGTCTTGGTGCTGGCGATTTCGCTCATCGCGCACCTCCCTTGCCGAAGCCGAAGAACAGTGGCCCGCTCCAGTGCTGGCCGGTGATGTGCCGAGCCACCGCCGTCAAGCTCTTGAAGCTGTGGCCCTCGTACTCGAAACGCCCCTCGGCGTTGACCGTCACCCGGTGCTCGCGCTCGCCCCATTCGCGCAGCAGGATGGTGCCCGGCGCGAAGTCGAACTCGCGTGGCTTGGCGCGCAGCTTGATCTTGGAGTGCTTCGCACCGATGGCCTCCAGCCGCTGCTTTGTCTCGGGGGCGAGGCCGCCGAAGGCTTCCTCCTGCAGCTTGTAGGCAATGCGCGACTCGACGTGCGTGCGATTCGGATAATCCGGACGGCGGGAAAAATACCGATCCCAGATCGGCCAAAGATCGGCCATGGACATTTGGCTCAGGTCGGCAATTTTCCGGGCCACGGTTTGTTGCTTGGTCAGCGTGTCGTTCATCACAACTTCTCCTGTTGATAGGGGGTTGTATGAACGCGCTGGTCGGGCAGGAAGCCAAGTCCAACTGCTCTCTGTTTTTGATCGTTGCCAGCGAGCGTGCGGACGATGGCGGCCGCAAGGATGGCGGCGATTTCGCCAGCACGGGCGCTGGCGGACATCTCCGAGGGTGATGCGAGTTCGAGGTTCTTCATGACGGCTCCGGGGAATTGCAACCGTCATGGATAATATGTCCTATCTTCTCGACCAGATGGCAACGCAGGGTAATGGCGGGTAATCGGGGGAGCTTTTCCCGGAGACGGTCGGCCACGATTACGCGCGGGGCTTGTCTGGTGTCGTTCAATGAACTACACTCGCCCTATGAATTTCGAGTGGGATGAAGCCAAGAGCGAAGCATGTTTCCGGGGGCGCGGCTTCGATTTCGCCTATGCCGCATCGGCCTTCGCCGACCCGAAGCGCATCATTCGGCAGGACGTTCGCTTCGGCTACAGCGAAGAACGCTACCAGCTGATCGGCCGCATCGGCAGCCGCCTGTTCGTGGTGGTCTATACGCCGCGTCACGATGCCATCCGGATCATTTCCGCCCGAAAAGCCAACGCACGAGAGGTGAAGCGCTATGAAAACCGTTCGCATGAAGATTGACGTCCAGGACCCCAAGGCTAGGCCCGTCGGCCGGATCGACGCCAAACGGGTCGATGCCACGACCGAGGCGGACATCGCCCGGCACAAGGCGGCCGACGATGCCGAGGCGATGCTCGATGCCGCGAAGTTCGCGCGTCGTGTGCGGCGGCGCCTGGGCTTCAGCCAGGCAGAGTTTGCCGAACGCATCGATGTTTCCCTGGACACCATCCGCAACTGGGAACAGGGCAAGCGCTGCCCGACAGGTGCGGCAAAGGCGCTGCTCAAGGTGCTGGACAAGGCCCCGGAGGCGGCGCTGGCGGCGTTGAATTAGCGGGTGGCCGGATTTGCCGAAGTACCGTCACCGCTTCAACCAATGCCTCGATCCGGCAGTATCGCCGAGGAGATGCGCCACCAAGTATGTGATTGCGCGTTAACAAAACGGTTGACGAAAGTGGGCGAGTTCGATATTCTCCATGGTGACCAATTACCTATCGCAAACCTTCAATGCCATTCGGAGACTTCATCAGACAGAAGCGGGAGGAAGCCGACATCCCCCTGAACGACTTCGCCAGGCGAATCGGTATCTCGCCGGCCTACTGGTCGCGGATCGAACGCAATATGGAAAAGCCGCCCAAGGATGACCTGATCACCAAGGCGGCCCAGGAACTGCACTTGGACCTGGATGAGGTTTTTGTGCACGCCAACCGCCTGCCGCCGGAACTGCAGAAAAACCTTGGCGATGTTGTCCTGGCCTATCGGAAACGCCCGAAGACCGAGGGTTGAGCATGACGTCGCTGTCGGTTGCTTACCGCTGCTCCGGCCATTTCCGGCCGCTCTTCCTCAAGAATCCTGCAATCGAAGAAACCGCGAACGCGGTGCGTGCTCAACTGGTTGCCGAGGACGCAGACCGTTTGCCACTCTCCACCCTGCGCGAGATTTCCAGCCTCAGCGTCAATGGCCTGCGCTTCGACCTGTGGGTCAGTCTCGATCACCCTGTCACCGACCATGAAACCGGAGAGCCCGTGTGCGGCCTGTGCGAGTTTGATCCGGGGGCGGGGGAAGATGCAGTGTCGCTGCTGGTATCGCCGGTCGGCGAAGGCATGACGGAGGAACTGGTGCTGAGTACCTTCGGCCACGAGCTTGGCCACGCCGTGTTCGATGCGCCGGGATGGATCGCGGATTCGAAAGTTTCCCCCGGGCTTTTCGATACGCCAGATCAAAGGCAGCGGCAGGCCTATCGCACCACGACGCACGATGTCGGGCACCTGACATCCTCTGGTGCCTCGCACGCTCAAGATGAGGGGTTTCTCGCCAAGATTGTCGAGGCCGAGCGGGGCAAGGAAAAGCGGATCGCCGAATTCCGCGCCAATGAATTCATGGGATCACTGCTGGTGCCCCGTCGGCGCCTCGTCGTAGCCGTCATGGAAATGGCCCCGAAATACGACGTGACGCTGGTGGCGCGCCCCGACTTGCTGGCTGAGGATGCACCAACGACTTTCACGGTCAAGGCGGACGGGCCTTTTGGCGATTTCGACCTCGAGAATTTGCAGAAGGCCATTGGGAAGCGCTTCGGTGTTCACGGCCGCTTCATCAAGGTTCGTATGGCGCGATACAGTTTGCTGGCAGATGGTGCCAGTTGACGTAGTTGTCCGGTGATCTCCGGACGCAGGTTGCCGGCCACGAGCCGGCGTTTTTTGAGCAGCAATGTTGCGCGTTCGCGCAACGCGCAATCGTGAAGGAGACGTAATGGTAGCGGTAACCGAACAGCAACAAGAAACGCCAGAAGAAAGCCAGAAGGCCAATTCGGGGGCGACTGCCATTACGCCCGGTGACGGCGTAAAACAGGCTTCGACCGACCACGGCCCCGATCTGCTGCCGGACATGGAGCACTTCGTCTGGCTGGTGCGCAAGATCAAGAACATCTCCTTGCTTCGCCGGCTGCTCAGAAACGAGGGGGTTCATGTACCGAAAAAACTCGCCGAGAAAATGGAAAAGGCCAAGGGTGTCCTTCCTCCGACCGTGCGAAAGGCCCTGTACCCGCTGGTTGGCGAAGCATCCCCTGTGACTCGGCAAAGGCTGGAGCGGATCGCCGAGCGCATCGAGATCCTCGGCGACGAGTATGGCAAGCAAGCCGTGCTGTCCCTGTTCGATGAGGGTGACGAGGCCGATGCGGCCGTGCTTGCCCGCCACTGCGACCCCCATGGCCGGGCGCTCTATCTGTATCTCGAACAGGAATACCCTGAGAAGCATCGCATGGGCGGCAAGCGGTTCGATCATGCCGAACGGGTTCAGGTGATGAACCGGCAATGGAGGAGTGAAGCATATTCCAGTCATTACCGTGGCCCACTGGGCCCGACGCCGAAATTGGATGAGGCAATGCAGGAGCGCATCAAGGAGAGAATTCTGCTCCTGTATCCAAACGCGCCCCGCGACGACGTCATCATCGAGCAATTCAGCCGCCGCGACCTGGGCCATGCGCACCGGCACGAAGAGGGTGATGACGATGATGCCGCGAAGGAGGTGCTGGAAACCCTGACGGTGACCTTCAATGGTGCCGAAGTCCATTACCCGAAGGTCGAACATGGGGAGGAGGTTTCTCATGACGACCTGGCTGCGCTTTCGATCCGGTTTTCACGCGAACCGGCCACCGGGGCGTTGAGCGTATTCAGTGATGATCGTGAGATTCGGCGCGACCTGGCCGCGATCTTTCGCGATGTCGTGCTCGCGGCCGACGGCGCGATCGAGGACATGCCGATGCTGGAATTCGACCTCTCGGCATTCGTCTCGCCGACCGTTCTGGCCAAGCTCGTCAGCGAGCGGATCGAGGGTATCGAGCGAATCGATATTCAGCACCTCAAGGTTGCCTGCCCTTCGCTTCGAAAGACCCACGATGAGGCGGGGGATCGGGAGATCGTCCAGGAACTGAAAAGCACGATGACCATTCAGCCCGATCGCCGCGATGATCGAGACATTTACGAGGTGGCTCGCCAGGACTATCGGAACCCCGACCTATCTGTCTACGTGCCGGTGCAAGCCAAGCTGGTGATGCGCATGGCCAAGCAGCGCCATCGCAAGGCTCACAACGTGGCCGTCCAAGTCACCGCTCCCAACGGCTTCAATGATCGCAGCAAGACCGAGGATGACCGCAAGCTGGTCATGGCCCAGTTGGAGAAACTCGGCATGGTGGTCAAGTTCTGATGTCCGGCGCGGGAGCCGCCCACATCGCATTTATAGCTGCGCTGGATCAAACCAGCGATCTGACAAAACCAGTCTGTGCCTTCCGGATGGGGAGGTGCGGAGATGGGTTTGTGCAGCGTCGCTGGCTACGCCCGGCGCATGCCTACCTCACGCGCCAGATGGTTTCATTTCTGGACGGTGAGATCGAGGTCGAAGTCGAGATCGACGAGGATGCCGGGGTGTACCGTTACCGCAGCCCGCAGTGGCGTTCGCGCATCCTGGCGAGGCCGCTTTCGGAAATTGCGCTGTATGACTTTCGCGTCGATGCGTGGTTGCACGACCTGGGCAAATGGATCGGGCTGGAAGAGGACAGCCCAAAGGACCAGGCCCGCATCCCTGGCCACCTCTGGCACCTTGGTGATTTTCGTGTCTGCAAGACCACCGAGCCTGCGCCGGTGTTGATCGCCAGACGCTTGCACGCCGTCTCGCCCGACACCCTGTCGTCGGTTCTCGCCGACCCGGCCTGGGGGCGACGCGGCGTTGTATTGACGCGCGAGCGGCCAGACCTCCCGCTGCCTGGCGTCCATGAGGTGCGGGCGCTTTCGGATTTCATTGGAACGCCGGAAGGTGAGGATCGATTCGATTCGGCAGCTTTCGTCAGGGTGCTACGCAGTCTGACACCATCAAGTGCGTCCGATGAGCGGCTGCAATACCTTGATGGCAATGATCTGAAGCTCCCCCATTTAGGCGCAGCCATCCGGTTGTCGCCAGCGCGGGTCAGGATCGTCAAGGCATGTTGGGGGACGGATGGCTTTGTGCCACCGGTCGTGACTTGGGCAGAGACCAAGATCGCCGCACACTCGTCGTATCAGTCCTTCGACGATGCGTTCCGTGACGGAAAACTGAAGCGAGAGGACATTTTCGAACTGGTCGAGCACGGGAAATACCGCCTGCGGCGAAACCCATAAATCTCCCATAAGCGTCCCCGCACACCCCCCATAAATCCGTGCGGAAACTGCGATGTGCCCTTTCTGAATAGGAGGCACATCGAAATGCAAACGCAACACCCTTCAGCAACAACCGGGCGGATTGGCCGCTCGGATCCCACGGCCGGCGTGAAGCGTCTGGCGCTCAACGAGTACGAGCTCGCGGAGCGCTGGAGAGTCTCGGTCAAGACCCTGCGTCGTTGGCGTCAGGAAGCGCTTGGCTGCCCGTTCATGAAACTCGGGGCGAGGGTCTCCTACGCCCTGGCCGACATCGAAGCCTTCGAACGACGCGTCTCGCGTTGTTCGACTTCGGTTCGGGCGTACCAGTAAGGGGATGGCCATGAACGATCTGACCATCTTCCCCGCCGACATCGCCGAGATGTCCGTGAGCCAACTGGCTGCGCTGTCACCGATGCAGAAGCAAGAGATCTGCACGAACCTCGACGCTGCCATCGATTGGCTCAAGAAGGCCCGCACCAAGTTCGATGCGGCGCTGGATCAGTGCTACGGCGAACGTGCCCGTGCGGCCCTGCGTGAATCGGGCCGCGACTTCGGCACTGCTCACATCAGTGATGGCCCGCTGCGCATCAAGTTCGAGTTGCCGAAAAAAGTCAGCTGGAACCAGAAGCAGTTGGGTGAGATCGCGGAGCGCATCGTCGCATCCGGCGAGAACGTTGAGAGTTACCTCGACATCAAGCTCTCAGTGTCCGAATCCCGCTACACAAACTGGCCTCCGACCCTGCAGCAGCAGTTCGCCGCTGCTCGCACCGTAGATGCCGGCAAGCCGTCCTTCACCCTTTCCGTCGATTCGGAGGAGTGACCATGAGCGCGATCATTCCCTTCAAGTTCGATGCTCACGCAGTTCGCGTGCAGATCGATGAAGTCGGCCTGCCCTGGTTCAACGCCAATGACGTGTGCTTGGCGCTGGAGTTCGCCAACCCGCACAAGGCCGTCGCCGACCACGTCGATGCCGATGACCTAACGAAACGTGAGGTCATCGACACGCTCGGTCGCCAGCAGCGCGCCAACTTCATCAACGAATCGGGGCTCTACGCCTTGATCCTCGGCAGCACAAAGGAGACTGCCAAGCGATTCAAGCGTTGGGTGACCGCCGAAGTCCTACCCACGATCCGCAAGGCTGGGGCTTACTCGACCTCAGGTGCGCTGGCTTCTCTACCCGCGCCGACACAGGATCGCGTGACTGCGCTTCTGCTGATCGGTGAGGCGGTGGCCAAGGTGCCTGGCGTCAAGCACGGCATGGCGATGGCGGCGACGCTGACGTGCATCCATGAAAACACCGGTCTTTCGGTGGAAGCCATGCGTCGTGCGCTGCCGGCTTGCAACGAACCGCTGGCAGCGGTCAATCCGACCAAGCTCGGTGAGCAGATCGGCCTGTCGGCGCGCACCGTCAATCTGCGGCTGGCTGCTCTGGGTTTTCAGGAGCGCAATGATCGGGATGAGTGGGAACTGACCGATGCCGGTCGTGCGTGGGGTGAAGCCCTGCCGTACTCCCGCAACGGGCATTCCGGTTACCAGATCTTGTGGCGACCGGAAGTGGCCGAACTGTTGAAGGAGGCTGCGTAATGGCTCTGCCCATCATCTCAGCCGAAGAACGGCTCAAGGAACGGCACAGCGCCAAGGTCGGACTGGTGGGCTTCCCTGGTGTGGGGAAGACCTCACAGCTGAAAACGCTGCCGCCTGACAAAACCTTGTTTGTTGATCTTGAGGCCGGCGATCTGTCGGTCAAGGATTGCAGCGTCGATACCGTGAGGCCACGCACTTGGAGCGAATTCAGGGATCTGGTGGTGTTTCTTGCCGGCCCATTGCCGACGGCGACACCGGAACAGCCCTTCTCCGAAGCCCATTTTCGCCATGTCTGCGAAAAGTACGGTGATCCGGCGCAACTGGCGAAGTACGAGTACTACTTTGTAGACAGCCTGACCGTACTGTCACGCCTGTGTTTTGCCTGGTGCAAGGCGCAGCCGCAGGCGTACTCGGAGAAGAACGGCAAACCGGACACTCGGGGAGCCTACGGCCTGCTCGGGCAGGAAATGATCACGGCGCTCACCCACCTGCAACACGTCCGGGACAAGCACGTCATCTACGTCGCCATCCTCGAGGCAAAAACTGACGATTACAACCGGCGCTTCTACCAGTTGCAGATGGAGGGGAGCAAGACGGCGCTTGAGTTGCCAGGGGTATTGGACGAAATGGTGACGCTCGCCATTCTCAAGTCCGACGACGGGACGACCTATCGCGGCTTCGTCACCCGCGCCGACAACCCTGACGGGTACCCAAGCAAGGACAGGAGTGGCCGGCTCGATGCTATCGAGGAGCCTGATCTCGGCAAGCTCATTCAGAAGTGTCTCGGCGAGGTCACGTCATGACCGACACCGAATTCGACACCTACGTCAAGGCCACCAAGGCCACGGTGCGGCGACTCACCGCCGAGAACACCTGGCTACGACACAGCCTGTTGGAGCTGAGACATCGCGTGGATGACATGAAAGCCCAGATGGCTGACCTCGAAACCCGAGCCAAGGCCATGAAGAAATCGCTTGTCGTCCCGCCCGCAAAAACCGAAACCAAATCCAGGAGCAAGACATGAACGCCAATACCTATTTCGACTACAACGACGCCGAAGCTCAACAGGGCGCATTCGATCTGATTCCGAAAGGCACCCTCGTTCGCGTGCGCATGACCATCAAGCCTGGTGGCCACGATGATCCGGCTCAAGGCTGGACGGGCGGCTACGCCACAGAGAGTTTTGATACCGGCAGTGTGTACCTCGCCTGCGAGTTCGTCGTGCTGGAGGGCCCGTTCGCCAAACGCAAGATGTGGTCGAACATTGGCCTGCACTCCAAAAAGGGGCCGACCTGGCAGGCGATGGGTCGCAGCATGATCCGGGCGATTCTCAACAGCGCACGCAACGTGCATCCGCAGGACAACACCACATACGGAGTGTCCCGCCGCCGCATCAATAGCTTTGCCGATCTCGACGGCATTGAGTTCCTCGCCCGCGTCGACGTCGAGAAGGACGCCAAAGGTGAAGACCGCAATGTGGTCAAGCTGGCGGTCGAGCCTGACCATAAGGACTATGTGGCATTGATGCGGCCCGACACACCCGTTCCCGTCAATGGGGAATCACCAGTTCGTGCCGCCCCCAGTGCAGCAGCGCCACAACGTCCTGCGACGACCGGCAAGCCGGCTTGGGCGCAGTGATCGGGAGGGCCAATGAAATGTTGGGTCTGTTCTCGACAGGCCCGGGGGTTCGGCCACATGGATGGCCGATTCAAGGTGGCCGACCCCCGGCGCTATCCGCTCGACTGGGTGTTCTGCAGCCGCCGCTGCCAGGACACGTTCCACAAGCTCTACGGCAATTGGGCGAATGCCCGGGAGTCCGGCAGGGAGGTCGCGATGATCGATCCGTCTGATATTGAACTGGCGGCGATGAGGAAGTGCCTCAAGGCCTTCGGCGAGGCGGCCGCCGAGATCGGCTTCGAGAAGCCTCTGGGCGACTACGCCGAAGTCGAGGCGTTGCGCGTGATCGACGCCATCGTCACCTGCTACACGGACGCGATGGTCGAACACCACGAGGCAGCCAAGTACCCGCCAGTGCGGGGATTGGCGAATCCGGTAAGCGATCCCTTCGCGGATATGGAGGATGACCTGCCCTGGGAAGATCCGAAGGGGAAGAAGCTATGATCGACTTCAACTCCTCGTCAAGCATCTCCGGCCAGGTCACCGTCCTGGTCGATGCCGGGATGCAGCAGGCTCGCGCACGGCAAAGCGAACGCCAGTACCTCGGGGCCTCGCGTCTAGGTGCGGCCTGCGAGCGCGCACTGCAGTTCGAGTACGCCAAGGCACCCGTTGACCACGGGCGTGATATCCCCGGGCGGATGCTGCGCATTTTCGAGCGTGGCCACGTCATGGAGGACCGCATGGTGACGTGGCTGCGAGATGCTGGATTCGACCTGCGCACGCGCAAGGCCGACGGCGAGCAGTTCGGCTTCTCGGCGGCAGGCGGCCGACTCCAGGGGCACATCGACGGCGTCATCGTCGGTGGGCCGGAGGGCTTCGCCTACCCCGCGCTCTGGGAATGCAAGTGCCTCGGCAATAAGTCCTGGCGTGAGTTGGAGAAGAACGGACTCGCCGTCGCCAAGCCCATCTACGCCGCGCAAGTGGCGATCTACCAAGCCTATCTCGAACTGCACGAGCGCCCGGCCATCTTCACGGCGCTGAACGCCGACACGATGGAGATCATCGCCGAGCTCGTGCCCTTTGACGCGGCGCTTGCTCAACGCATGTCCGATCGAGCGGTGAAGGTCATCACGGCCACCGAGGTGGGAGAACTCCTGCCGCGCGCCTTCAATGACCAGACCCACTTCGAATGCCGGATGTGCGCATGGCAAGACCGCTGCTGGAGCAAAACATGAGTAACCACACCCAATCTCAAGAATCGATGGCCGAAGATGAATCGATGATCGATGCCAGACAGGCCAGCTTCGCCTTGCGGCTGCCCTACTACTGGTTCGCCGACCCGCAGATGCGTGCCGCAAAACGCATCCCTCACTACCTGCTGTCGCGCCTGGTTCGCTTCCGGCTCTCGGAACTGGAGGTCTGGTATCGACAGAACGGAAGGGTATGTGGATCCGGCAAGATCAGTGCGGAGGGCATCGATGACTGACTACCGCGTCCAGATCAAAGTCAGAAATGCTCGCCTGTTGCGCGCCATTGAGCAGGCGGGTCACCAGCCCGGTCAGATCTTTGCGGGTGAGGTCGGCATCAGTTACACGGGCCACCTCTTGCCATACCTCAACCTCAAGCGCACACCGTTTGATGAGAAAGGCGATCTCAGGCCCTGCGCAGAAAAGCTCTGTGTATTTCTCAATAGCCTGCCGGACGAGTTGTGGTCGGAGGAGCAGCGTTACCCGCTGGTCACGAACGCTGCCGAAATAGAGCTTTCAGCAGCCAGCGTTAACGAGTTGCTCGCCAGTTCATCAAGTTGCACCGACCCGCTCAGTTTGCTAGAGAAGCAACAGGCAGCCCAAGCGGTCGACAGCCTACTCGACATGCTCACGCCACGTGAGGCCGAGGTGCTGAGGTTGCGCTATGGCATCGATGGTGAGGCTATGACCCTCGATGAAATAGCGAAGCCCATGGGATACACACGCGAGCGTGTCAGGCAGGTCGAAGCCAAGGCACTGCGCAAGCTGCGTTCGCCTGTACGTCAGACGGCACTGATGGATATTGTCGTGGAGGCGTCATGATCGACTTCAACGACACCCCGATTGTGGAGTCCGGTGGCCGCGAAGTGGAGCGCGAAGCCATCCGTGCCGACTTGATTGCCCGGCTGGATTCGGTGCTGGTGACGATGTTCCCTGCCGGGAAAAAGCGCAAGGGCAAATTCCTCATCGGCGACGCACTGGGCAGCCCCGGTGACAGTCTCGAAGTGGTACTCGATGGCGAGAAGGCGGGACTATGGACGGATCGCGCTACCGGTGACGGCGGCGACATCTTCACGCTGATCGGCGGGCATTTCGGCATCGATGTCCACGCCGACTTCCATCGGGTGTTGGAGCAATCCGCCGACTTGCTTGGGCGGGCCCAGTCAGCGCCGGCACGCAAAGCCAAGAAGGAAGCTCCGGTCGATGATCTGGGCCCGGCCACGGCCAAGTGGGACTACCTGGACGCCAGTGGGCACCTGATCGCGGTGGTCTACCGCTACGACCCACCAGGGCAAAAGAAGCAGTTCCGGCCGTGGGATGCGAAGCGGCGCAAGATGGCACCGCCCGACCCGCGCCCGCTCTACAACCAGCCGGGGATGAAGGATGCTGCCCAAGTC